ATCAGGCAAAATGAATTTAGAAAAAACAGTTTGATTGGCAATACTCAGAGGCATTGGCAACAGGTGGCAGAAATACCCTCACTTGTTTACATGGATTTGATGAAAAAGTTTGGTGATCCAAAGAAAGATCCAGATGCTCAGAAAAAATGGAAGAAGTGGCTCAATGATATTGATAACAGATATTTTAGAACAAATGGCGGTAAAGTATGAGCATATCAACTTACAGCGAGTTAAAAACAGCAGTTGCTAATTTTTTAGCTAGAACTGATTTAACCGATCAAATACCAGATTTTATTCAACTTGCAGAAGCTAGACTTTCAAGAGAACTGGAGAGCAGGGATCAGGAAAAAAGAGCCAATGCAACTTTGACTATTGGTGATGAGTATATTGCCCTGCCATCAGATTTAAGGGAAGTTAGAGAAGTCAAATTAAATACTTCACCAAATACAGTTTTGGACTATAAAAGTCCAATTCAGTTAGACAAAGACTTTCCATCTGCATCAACAGGTAAACCATTATCATACTCCATTGTTGGTGCTGAGATGAAACTTAGGCCTATACCAGACAGCACATATACAGCAGAAATTATTTACATTGGCGGTTTGTCTGCCCTGTCAGATACAAACACAGTCAATCAATTATTAACAAGGCATCCAGATGCATATTTGTCAGGTGCTTTAGTTGAGGCTTACACCTACTTAATGGATGAGGCCAGAGCATCAACTTATGATGCAAAATTCACAAGGGCAATTGAAGAAATCAGGAAAGATGAACAAAGAAGTCATTACGGAACTGGGTCTCTTCATATTAGTTCAGTTTATGCAAGACAATCATCATCAGCAAGTTAGGAGATAAATTATGTCAGCAATGAGTGATTATCTAGAGTTAAAATTTCTAGATCATTTTACAGGAACTGCATCAACATCAGCACCATCCGCAGTTTATTTAGGATTGGCTACTGGAAGTATAGGTGACGATGCAAGTGGTGCAGAACTTACAGGAAACAATTATAGTAGAAAAGCAATTACATTTGCCTCTGCTTCATCAGGATCAATTGCAAGTAATGCTTCAGTTGAGTTTGACCCTGCTTCAGGTAGTTGGGGATCGGTGAGCCATTGGGGCATTTTTGATGCTTCTTCAAGTGGTAATTTATTATTTCATGGCTCATTTACATCAGCCAAAACAATTGCAACAGGTGACATTTTAAAAGTAGCGAGTGGTTCTTTAACTATTTCAGCAAACTAGAGGTTTTAAATGCCATTAGGAATACCGCATTTAGACCAAATCACTTCCAATATTGATGAAATAACAGGAAGTTTGGATATTGATGCAGACTTATTAAAAGTTGAATTTAATAATCCAACATTAGAACAACTTGATAGTTGGGGTTTATTAGACAACTTAGATACTTTTGGAAACCTTGATAGTCTTGCAAGTCTGCAAGTTAGACAGGGAACTGCATCTGTAGCAACAGTAGCAACAGCAAGTGCAGAAATACAATTTGCTATTGAAGTTTCTGCATCAGTTTCAACTAGTGCGACAGTTTCTGCAAGTGGTGTAAGGGTAAGAACTTATACAGCAAGTGGATCAGCCAGTTCAACTGTATCAGCTACACCAACAAGGATCAGAACATTTGGGTTTAATGTTGCAACTGTAGGTACAGTCAATGCAACTGCTACATTTGAAGTTGTTGTTGATGCTTCAGGATCTGTAACTGCGACAGCCTCGGCTAATGCAACAAGAGTACAGCAAGTATCTGCATCAGCATCTGTAAGTTCAACAGTAACTGCTTCTGCAAACATAGTGGTTCTAGCTACAGCTTCAGCATCTACAGAGGCAACTGTTGTAGCTAATGCTACATTTACAACAAATGTTTCAGCATCAGAAAGTGTGGTGGCAACAGGTGTTGTAACAGCAAAAGTTTTAGGTGAAGATTGGACTAACATTGATTCTGAAAATGAAACATGGTCAATAATCACTCAAGGATCTGAAGTTTGGTCTATCAGGTCTAAAGGTGAAGAGGAATTTTTTATACAATGATTAAGTTTGGAGAATGGCTACCAGATCAGCCAGATTTAGAAAACAGAGGTGTAACAGTTGCTCAAAACGTAATACCTGCATTAGAAGGCTATAGATCTTTAAATAGTTTAGGTAATGTTAGCAATCAGGCTACAAATGTTTTAAAAAATATATTTTCAGCTAAAGACAATTCTGGAAACGTAAAACTTTTTGCAGGTGATTCAGGTAAGTTGTATGAGTTCAATTCAGGAACTTCAAACCTTGATGACATAAGTAAAGGCGGTGGTTATTCTTTATCAGATGCAGAAACTTGGAGATTTGTTCAGTTTGGCACTAGTGTCATTGTTGCAGGTGGTATAGGTGAAAGTTTACAAGAATTTACTTTAGGTACGGATACAGCATTTGGAGACCTTGGCGGATCTCCACCAAAAGCTGAGTTTATTGCTGTAGTTAGAGATCAGGTGTGGACTGCCAATATAGATGAAGGGTCAGGCCGAATACCATTTAGAGCAAGATGGTCTGCAATAAATAATTCTACTCAATGGACTGTTGGAACTGATCAGGCAGACTTTCAAGATATACCTGATGCAGGGGCAATAACTGGTTTAGTTGGTGGTGAGTATGCTACCATATTAATGGAAAAGGCGATTGTAAGAGCCTCATATGTAGGAACACCTCTTATCTATCAAATTGATAAAGTTGAGACTGCAAGAGGTTGTGCTTTTTCAGGGTCAGTAACCAATATTGGTAATACTGTTTTTTACTTAGCTGACGATGGATTTTATGCCTTTGATGGTGGCAAGTCAGTTCCGATTGGAGCAGAGAAAGTAAACAAATTTTTCTTTGATGATTTTAACTCAGCTTTTAGCGACAAATTAAGTTGTGCAGTTGATCCAACAAATCAAATTGTAGTTTGGTCTTATGTATCAAATGCAAACAGTTCTGGCACAACCCCAGATAGACTTTTAATTTATAACTATGCCATACAAAGATGGTCACTTGCAGATGTGTCAGTAGATTTTATTGCACCATTTTTTACAGCAGGATATACCTTAGAAGCATTAGATAACTTGGCAAGTAACTTGGATTCATTACCTGCACCACTAGATAGTAATTTATATAAAGGTGGATCATTTTTATTTGGTGGATCTGTAGACAAAAGAATTACTTCATTTACAGGACAGCCATTAAGTGCAATTATAGAAACATCGGAATTTGCGATTAACAAAGGCAGACATTCATTGGTTACAAGATCAGTTCCATATTTTAAAAATGGATCTGTCACAGTTCAGGTTGGGGCAAGAGATAGGCAAGACAATGATGTGACATTTTCTACAGCAAATTCATTGACTGATGAAGGTTTTGTTCAGCATAGATCACAAGGCAGATTTCACAGGATAAGAATGAATATATCTGGTTTCTGGGATTTTGCTCAAGGATTTGATATTGAGGGTCAGGCAATAGGTAGAAGATGACGAGAATAAGTAATTACAGAAGACTGTCATCACTTGGCGATAATCCAAGAAATGTAGCTAATGTTGTAAACAATATACTGGATGGAAAAGTAAATTCTACAGGATCTGTTACACTTACAAATAGTTCAGCAACGACAACTTTAAGTGATGACAGGATTGGTGAGGATAGTGTAATTTTGTTTATGCCAACAACATCAGATGCCTCATCAGTAAACATTCATGTTACAGCAAGACAAAAAGGACAGGCAACTTTAAATCATGCGAGTGCTACAACCACAAGATCCTTTGACTACGTCATTTTTGGCTGAGTTTCAAAGGTGTAGGGATTGGATAAAAAATGCCCTGAAATATGCACATGACAGTCATTCTCCAGAAGATGTACTGATGATGTGTCAAAAGGGAGATGCCCAGTTTTGGTCGTTTAAAGATAGTGCAATTATTACAGAAATAATTGATTATCCAAAAAGAAGAGTTTTAAGGTTTTGGTTGGCAGGGGGTAA